TATGAACACAACTCTATTAATAAATATTCGAAAATTACCTTTTTAAAACTATCTATGTTTTCATCAAGGTTTTGTATTTTAACTGTATCACTGCTATTTAATTTTTGTAGTTTTGATGATTTTTCGGGAACGTATACAAAATGATATTTATTATTTATTTTATCAATACTTTTTTTAAAATATTTCTCGTATAAGTAATGATGTATAACAATATTTGGTTCTATTTTCAAAAACGATGTTAATGATTTATTGTTGTTATAATAAATATCAGTTTTATTATAGCCATTATCAATCATCTGTAGAATATTTTTCTCCATACCGTTTACAGGGACTTCTAATGATTCCCATTCTTTTTTCGTAAGCTTTTGCTGTCTTAAATCCATTGTATTCTATATATATATTATAAAAATCATTTTATATTCAATTTTTATATGCATGTATAAATATAAATACTAATTGCATATAAATAATAACGAGAAAAATGCTTGATTTTTTTATGAAAAAGGCAAATATACAATATATAAATTATCAAAATATGCAGAAATGTATTAATGATACAAATACATTAATAATAAACACTCTTAATAGTGGAGAACAAGATTGTCTAATATTAAATACAATCGATTATAATAGAGAACAAGAAATATTTAATAAATTAATTGAAAATTATGATTTCAAATCAAAAAAAATAGTGATTTATGGAAAAAACTGCAATGATAATAGTGCAATAAATAAAGCAAACCAATTAATTGACTTAGGATTTCAATATATTTATGTGTATAATGCTGGATTATTTGAATGGATATTATTGCAAGAAATATACAGCGAAGAGCATTTTAAAACGACATCGGTTGTAACTGATATATTAAAGTTCAAATCAGAGAAAATAATCTATTAAAAATTGATTTGCTATTTTATTTTATATATGTGTAATATAAAATGAAAATATTGTCTATTGAGGGAAATATTGGCGCCGGTAAATCTACATTGTTGAAAGAATTGCAACATAGATTGAAAAACAATCCTTATGTAATTTTTATGTTGGAACCCACAAGTGTATGGGAAAATATTAAAGATGATGAAGGACATTCGGTATTGGAAAAATTTTATTCGGACCAAGAAAAATACGCATTTTCCTTTCAAATTATGGCATTTGCAACGCGTATCCAAAAAATGAGACAAAAGATAAAGGATAATCCCGACGCAAAAGTTATGATTTGTGAGCGCTCATTGGAGGCGGATTACAATATTTTCGCAAAAATGCTTCATAGCGACAAAAAAATTGAAGATATTAATTATAAGATATATTTAGAATTTTATAAGATTTTCAAAGAAGATTATCCGATAGAAGGTATTATATATATTGATGCCAGACCCGAAATATGCTATCAGCGTATTAAAATGCGATCTAGAAATGGTGAAGAAGATATACCACTAACATATCTTCAACAATGTGAAAAATATCATAAAACCTGGCTTTTTGAAAACAATACCGCAAGAATGTTACGGTTGCAAACAGATTATCAATTTAGTGATGAATCGGATAAAAAGTTTTACTTTCATTTATGGACAAATCAAATGACAGAATTCATAGGAAAATTTATGTAAACTTAACGACGATGTGTACATTCTCCTTTTTGATACATTTACACGCCGAAACTGATAATTCCTCTCTTTTTTTACGCGTTTTATTTTCACTAGTTGTTTCATTCTTTTTTCGTGAATTTGTATTTCTCGAATTCATATCTTGTTCTATGTCTTCGTAGTTTTCTTCAATGTATTTTACAATATTGTTTTCAAGAGCCCAACGAAAAAAATTCAGTTGCCCGATTGTCGTTTCCATATTGTGTTTGTCATCATATGGAATACAAATGCGTTCCCATCTACAAAAGGGGTCAAACCGTTTTTTTGAATACGCTTTTAATTTTAATTTATACTCATGAAATACCTTAAAACGATTATTGTTTAATATGTATACAACATATTTTTCTTTTGCATAATTCGTTACAAACCAATCTATAATGCGCAATGATATTTTCCCTTCACCGTTAATTATTGATATAATTGAATCCAAATGTTTTTTATTATTGTAGAAATTCATTAAACTAGACAGTAATAATTCATTTTGTGTTGTTGAATAACGACTCGACATTAAATAATATAATACGTTGTACTTTATATTATTTTTTATAAAAATATAAATTCTAAACCATTTATATATTTATGATGAATGAAAATATAAACTCAAATGTAGAACCATCTAAAAGAAGAAACGGGTTAACCAAATCGATTAGAAAAGTATCGCAAGGATTAGAAGTAAAAAAATGTTTTTCTTGTACAACAAATTTACAATTAACAAATTGTATATATTGTGGTAGATCCGTATGTATTAATTGTATTGATGACAATGCCTGTTTAGTATGTCATCGTTCAAGATATATTGTAAAGCTCAAGACAAAAAAATGGTATAATTGTTGTTGTTTTTAACCCGTCTTTTCATTTGATGTATTTTCCGATAGTTTTTCGACGGGCATCATCATATTTTTTACATCTGTAATATTCGATTTTTGCGAGCGAATTCTGAAATTATAACATTTGTGATTTTGATAATCGCTATTATTTGAGTAACGTCGTCTTGTAGTAATGCGATCACAAAGAATGCGATGAACACTACAATTATGAGACATACTGATAACTTTAAACTGATCATTACAATATTTAATAAATTTTTCTATTTCGCTATATGCGTCTCTAAATAATGGTATATACACCTCAATAGATGTGTTTTTAATCTTATTTTTTAATACAGCATTATCAATATTGATATTATTATCAGTGATTTTCATCAAAAGACCCTGAATAATGTCTTTCCCAACGTTAACAATCAGTTCGTAGATATATAATAAATCAGTGTATTTCAAACGACGTTTGTTTTTCTCATTTATATAAGAACAAAAATGCTGTTCGGACATATCTTTTACAATCCATCGAACTCGCCATTCAGTTACATTTTCACAATCATTTAATATCTGCCGCGCATTGGTCATTTCAACGTTTTCAAAATGAGAAATCATTCGAGTGAAATTACACAAAGATTCAGCAGGTATGTGATATTCGCTTTCATAATCCATCATTTTTCTATCATCATTGGAATATAAATAGCGACCAATATAATTCACACAATAATTTAACAAAATAGAATAATTTCCACAGGGATCGTCCCCTGGTTGTCGAGGAACAACGCCATTATTATTTTCCCTTAAAAATTGAAAATAATGAGGATTATGCACGGTACCATTTTCAATTCGACCAGTTACCCAATCAAATGAACAATGACACACAGTACACCACATTTGATTGCAACCTTCTGTTTTATAAATACGTTCTCCGCATTTGGGACACGGTCGTGTTGTTGATTTTATGTGATTTGCACTTTTAACAGTGTCTTCATTACACACATGGTCGGCCTTTGTTTCGTCTGTTAATACGTCTAAACATTTAGGACAACATTGTGTTTCACACACACCACATTTATATTGTGTGGACAAGAATCCTTTGCATTCTGCCTTTTGACACGGCATAATAAACCGTTTTTTGTCTCCGACTTCAATACCACACGCATTTTCCAATTCGGTTTTACTCTCACGAAGTTCGTATATTTCAGTATGAATATCAACACGTTTTATTTCTGTTTCTTGTCGAATTGCTCGTAAAGTATCAAAATAAATTTTTCTGGCGGCTTCTTCTTGTTTACGTTGTTCAACTATAATATTATGTAATTCCGTATTTTTATTGTTTATTTGTTCTCTAATTTCTTTAATTTTTGGTGCATTTTTAATACGAAGACGTTTACGTTCCATATATGCGTCCACTTCCGGCATTGTTTCTTGAATAAGGGACTTATTACGTTCAAGCAATAATCCATTATGATGGGGAGTGTATGTATTTACAAACCACGAACGGTTTAAATTTAAAATAACAAAGGCCTGCTCCCAGGATTTACGACAGTTCATACAATGTAAGTCCGCAGTAGAATTCATTAAATATGTGCGAACACACGTTTTGCACGCATGAAAATTACAAGATGGATTATTGCAACATATTTTCGCCTTTATAGATTTATTATAGGTTTCAATGCAAATTGGACACTCGCTCATACTGGTTTTATATAAACTTAGCTATATTTTTTAATCAATTTCTTTACGTATTTTTTTATCTTTAAAAAATAATTTATAGTATTAAATTATTTTTAATTTATGCAAATGATTATGCAAACAACTTAGTTGCTGTAAGCAACACCAGCCATACCACTCATGACACGGAGGACGTTGTAGTTAACAGCGTAGACACGTACCTTGGCAGTGTTGGAGCCAGAGACAGTGTTGGAGGAAAGAACAAGTTGAAGAACAGCGTTATCAATACGAGAGAAGTTGCATGTTCCGGAAGGTTGGTGTTCCTCGGGGCGAAGAGCGAAGGAGTACACGTTAATACCGGTATCGGGGCTCTTGGTGTGGTGCTGGAAGGGCTGCACAACATCGAAGTAAGAACCCTCACGCTCAGAGAAACGGTCTTGGCCGTTAAGTTGTAACTTGGCAGTCACAACAGGATTCTCACCCCAGCAGTGCTTCTCCATGGCGCACTCGGCAAGGACGAAACTGGCGGCATCACCGACACTCGCGTTGCTGTTATCAACAACGGTGGGGCCATCAACGAAAAGGTTTCCGCTGATAACTTGAGAAGCACCAGCAGCAGTGGTATAAGCTTCAAGACTGTTGGGAAGGGCATCAAGGGCATCAGTGTAATTGAATGGCTGGGCACCATAGAGAGACCATAAACCAGTGGCATCGGTGTTCTCTAATGAAGCACAGTAGTCAACATTGGCATCAGGTTGGACAACCCAGACAAGTTCCTTACAGGGGTGGTTGAAGTTAAGCTTGATGCGGTTGGAGGAAGAACCGACGGACTCGTCACCAGTGAACTGAACTTGTTCGATGAGGTACTCGTGGGGGTTCTGGGCCATCTTGCGGCGCTCATCAGTGTCAAGGAAGATGTAATCAACATAGAGAGACGCGGCAACAAGGGATTGCTGGTAGGCAGCAGAGACAGATTTGCCACCGGTTAAACCATCAACAGCCCATAAGCACTCACCAATGGGGCGGAAGTCAATGTTGATCTTGACCTCGTGGTATTGAAGGGCGATCAAAGGAAGGGCAAGACCGGGGTTGCGGCAGAACCAGAATTGAAGGGGGACGTAAAGAGTTGTCTCAGGAAGGGCGTTGCGAGGAGCGCACACCTGGGCAACGCTACCGGTGGCAGCACAGGCACCAGCGACGTCACTGTAGTCAGGGTCGACGAGGTAAGTAAGCTGTGTGGTCTGGCCAACCATCTTGTTGTAACCAGCGGCCTGGTCGGCAGGAAGAGTAAGTTGGTTCCAGATGTGCATCCAGTCACCGTATTGGCGATCGATGCGTTGGCCACCAATCTCAATTTCGACCTGGGAAACAAGTTGCTCACCAGGGAAATCTAACCAACGAGCGTAAACGTCACCGGAGGCAACGTTTTGGTTGATCTCAGGAAGAGTCAACTGAAGATATGTGCGATAGGCAAGATCACCATTACGGCTGATTGTGCAAGTAACGCGACGGCCGAAATCGGCTTGACCAGAGAATGTCTGTTCAATCGACTCCATGGCGAAGTTTGTGTGTCTGCGGTAAGACACTTTCCAGAAGGTAATCTCAGGGCTTCCAGTAAGGAAGACATCCTGAGCACCGTAAGCTACAAGTTGCATAAGAGCACCACCCATTTTATATAATTACTAAAGAAAAAAATTTGGGAAAAATTAAAATAAATTAATTAAATTAATTTAATAAATGTCATTTTTACTAAAGTATTTAGGTTTATATTTATTACACCATTAATAGTGCTTGCAAAAATAACCTTTGTATATTATTGTTAGCATAATATGCGTATTATGACATTTTTATATACAAATAAAAATTGATTATGCTTTCAAAATTATTATATTTTATAAAATATGAAGTGTAAATGTTGTAATAAGAATGAGTCGGAAAATCTATGTTATATTTGTAGTAATCCAACATGCAACGCTTGTAAAATAATCAAAACAATGAATTATGACAACAGAGGTGTAGGTAACGATTGGGGGACGTGCAAAGATTGCTATGAACCTTGGGTATATTGGATGAGAGAAATTGGTAAAACAGATTTTGACATTTTTGAAATGCAACATCTTGACTATGATAGAAATACGATTGAACAACTATATAGAGGTTCACTAATGCAATGTCATAAATGCAAATATATATGGGATGGAAATGCCCAATGCCCGTGTTGGAAAGATTTAGATATATTTGATATTTTTGATAGTGATGATGACATATATCTATCAGAACCCAAACAACAGCGCGATGTTGTTGTTAGCGAATCAATGGTGGAACGAAATTAATTATTATGTATTGTATTGATGTCTTGATTAGATAAGATGAATTTTTCTAAATATGTTTTTTGAAATACTTCTTTTTTGTTTTCGTGTTTTTTAGAAAAAATATAATTCTCTGCGGATTTCTTTATTGTCCATCCATCTTCTAGGGCATTTGTTAGAAATACCATTCGTTGAAACTTTTTTTGATTTATTTCTATGTTTCTTGGTGATGTTTTTCCTTCTATTGTTGTTGTTTGCATATAAAATAATGGATTTTATATTATTGATTTTTTTACGCTTTTTTATAAATGTATAATATATATATTTATATGAACACTAAAATAAATATGAAAAAAGGGGGTGTGTCTGCAAAAAATACTAATAAAAAACCCTTAGCTGCTAAAACAGCTGCCCCTAACAAACCTAGCAAAAATAAACTTGTTAAAACGGGACAATTTGCAAGTGATATTTTAAAGTTAACAACTGGTTTGTTTCGCAATAATACAATAACTGCAAAGCAAATTACTAATAAACTTACCCCGGCATTTACAAAGGCAGTGAGTAAACACTATCCCGGTATGTCTGCATCAAATTGGAGAAGTGCAGTTACAAAGGGTTCTCCGCAAAAGGAATGTCTGGATGCAAAAAATCAAGAAATTAAAAACAACCCAGACAATCAGGGTCATAAACTAAAAGAATTCGAAGGAAATACACTTAAGGCATTGATGGAAGAAAATGATAAATCCCGTTATCCAGTAGCGGCAGCTCCTGCAATAGTTAACGGTAAAATGACAATGGTTCCATTTACACCGTCACACATGCGAAATTGCGGTGAATGTTGGTTATGTGGTATACAAGTAAAAGCATTTGCTGGAAAAAAAGATGAATATACATATGCAACCCCTTGTGGTGATTGTGAACATGTATCTGCAGTTATGGCATCTTTATTATCGAAAATGTTAAGTTCACAAGGAGGTACATTTTATAAATCATATATGCCTTCTTGTATTGATTGTAATAGAACAAAATCGAATTTCATAGGTGTTCAATTAACTACAACAGGCGGATGGATGGTTGATGACGCTGGTGTTGATTATATGTTATATCAAATATTTGGTAAATTTGGTGAACTATATACAAATACGCACGAATACGAATATAATCCGGATCGTATACAGCTAACACAAGATTTATTAACATATAATGAACTTACATATAATAATTTTTTGAAAACCCGAAAAGAATCAATAACAAATACAATACAAGAATGGTGTGACGCAGCAAATGGAAGTTTTTATTCGCTTATTGGTGGAACAAAAGCAGGTAAACACAAATTTAATAAAGATCTTATATTGCACGTTTTGAATAATACTATAACCAATGCAGAGAATATGATAAATGCTTCATATAAAGCTAAAAAACAAAGATTGAGCAAAACAAAAGGTGGAAACATTATAAACGAAGAAGAAAATTACATAATTTTCTTATTGAATAAAATAGATACACTTCAACATCAATATGTAGAAGAAGACAAAAAAGATGAAGCAGAATCCGAAGAATATGCCAATAATAGGATGGTTGTAGATAAAGGATCTGACAAAAATAAGATGGATGTAGATTCAACCACAGTGACAAATCCGTTTGGTACTGATACTGATGTTTGGGGTGGAAAAAAGAAAACAAGAAAACACAAAAAAACCGTCAAACAAAAAACAAGAAAACACAAAAAAAACAGTACGTATAAGAAAAAGTAAATAGCAAAAAAAATATATAAATTTAACAATCTATATATTTTAAATGACATCTAAACAAAAAGAGTCGGCAATATTATTGTCTATCGATGTGAAACATGACCAAATGTTGGCACATTTTCAGAATTTGGAAATAACAGTAATACCAAAACTGGAACAGGAGAAAGACGAACTTAAAAATGAACTCAAAAATTTACAATCAAATAACATTGATCGTTATATGGAAATTAAAGATAAGATCAGAGAAATCAACGGCAAAATTAAAGAACACAAAAAAGAGAAAAACAATTATTTTTTGGAAAATTCCCAATATGTATTTAATTATTTCGAAGAAAAGCAAAAAATTAATAACAATGATAACAATCAAACAAGCACGGTGATTAATTCGTTTTTCAAAATCAAAGCCAAAAATAAAGAATCGTGTGATTTACAAGATCAGAAATATAGTGAATCAAAACAAATGTATAAAAATTATTGGAAAAATGTTCACGAAGAAAAACTCACAACAACAGATTATGTGTTGCATTGTGACATTTGTATTTTTTGTAATGAAGGTGAATTTATAGCACAAGAAGATGAAGGTATTTTAATATGCAATAATAAAGCGTGTGGAAAATTCATTACACACATTGTAGATGGAAACAAACCCTCAAACAAAGAACCACCAAACGAAGTTTCCTATACAGCATATATCCGATTGAATCATTTTAAGGAAATATTGGCACAGTTTCAAGCAAAAGAAACCACACAAATTCCCGACGAAGTCATTGATGCCATTAGAAATCGCATAAAAAAAGAACGTATTACAGACAAATCGCAATTAAATTATGGTAAAATGCGAGAAATATTGCGCAAATTAGGATTAAATAAATATTTTGAACATATTCAATATATTAATTCTATATTTGGAATTAAACCGCCCATAATGAATGAAGAATTACACGAAACATTATGCGTATTATTTATTGAAATACAAAAACCGTGGGCAATACATTGTCCACCCAATCGCACAAACTTTTTTAATTACACATACACATTATATCAATTATGTGTATTGCTAGACCAAGACCAGTATTTACCATTTATACCAATGATGAAAGACCGAGAAAAACAATTGGAACAAGATATGATTTGGAAAGATGTATGTAAAACGTTGGATTGGCAGTTCTTTCCTACTGTCTAATGTTTTTAAACAATGTATATGTTCCAAACAAAAATAATGATATTTGCAATACAATTACGACTTGAGGAATTAACATCCATTTATCCAATGATTCTGATGCATCGGGATTTTCTTTGTATGCGTGCAATAATGATTTCATGTCATCCAAAAAGTAGTAATTAATAATAAATGCGATTAGATTAAACATCAAACCAACAATAATCAATCCAATATTATAGGATTGAGATTTACCTCTATAATAACGGCTATATCCAAGAGCACCAAATGAAATAGATGTATAAAGTCCTACATTTCTTAATGTCGTGTGATAAAACATAATAATATTTTTATGAGTATCGTCCATTATAATATTTATATACTAATTAAATATTATATTTTGCTTAAGCCACGCGGGGGAAACCAACAAGGTTGGCGCCAATACCGAAACCGGCACCAGTGCGAGCAGTAGATCCCATTGCTGGAATGAAAACATCGAGGATGCTAAATGTGGCCGCAGCTACAAGGGCAATAATAACAACTTCTTCAATATTAAGTTGTTTCTTGGGCACGGCAAATGCAACAATGGCAACAACAATACCTTCAACTAAGTACTTAACAACGCGCTTAACGAGTTCTTGGAAATCAAACACACCAGTCATTTTATATTATATAAATACAAAATAATTCTAAAATATAATATAAATAAAAGATTACAAATAATATTATATGTCAGGTTTTGAAAGAAAAATGATTGACGGAAAAGCAAATCCTAAATATGTTGACCTATGTGATGAAGATGCCCCCCTTGCTGGACAAAAATTCACGTGTTTGTCATTTGTTTCTCCTGAAAATATACTAAAGCGTCGCGAGCAATTCTTATTTGAAGAATTTGTAAAATCGTGGGATTTTACTAAATCCATGTCTAAATTTTTTGATTTTATTCATTTTATGTCTTATAAATATAACCTAAATGTTGAAACGGCCATTGCTGATTTCAACGAATTTGTAAAGGAAGAAAAGGACAATCTAAAAAAGATGAGTGTGGAAGATGATTATAAAACATTTATGGATAAAAATGAAGAGCGACTAAATGAAGAGTTTAATCGTAAAAATGTATTTCAAACTTCTGTGCGTGGATTAAAGGTTCGTGGTGTTTATAATACACAGGAAGAGGCGGAACACCGCTGCAAATCATTGCGTGACATTGATCCCAATCACGATATTTTTGTAGGTCCTGTTGGTATGTGGATTCCTTGGGACCCGGATGCGTATAAAACGGGGCGTGTTGAGTTTATGGAGGAGGAACTTAACCAGCTACATAGTGAGAAAATGAAAAATGAATCGAAAGCCAAAGACGAATTTGAAAAGCGTGTGCGCGAAACAAAGAAAAAGGCAATTGAAGAAAATATTAAAAAGGCAGAAGAATCCGGAAATGTTTTGACTCAAACAATCGACGAAGAAGGTAATTTAACCGGTGTAACAGAAACAGTTGATTTTGAGAGTCGCGAAGTCGCCACAGAAGAGGGTATTAAAGAGCATAATACCGAAATATTGAAAAATATGGCAGAAAACACTAAGAAGGAAGATTAAATCTTTTTTTAATTATATAAAAATAACATGTATTTTTATATAATGGAATTATATCGTAAAATTATTTATCGTGTATTAAAATGTAAAATAGATTACGAGCCAATAAATTACGACGATGAATTTATAAAATATATGAATTTAACAAATGAAATGTCCAATAATGAGACAACGTGTGATTATGATTATACAAGGGCTAAAAATGTATTTCTAGACATTTGTATCCATAAAAATAATTGCGAATTTGAAGACAAATTTGGTTTTTATAAAGACAAAATTCAAAATCTTTTTATTTCTGAGAAACAGCGTTCGTACATAGAAAGTATATTCTGTAAGATACAAAAATGTTATTTTGGATTATTAAGATTTCGAGAATTATTCAAACACAAATATTATAAAACGCAAATAAAAACAGATATGGAATTTACAGAAATAAATGAAAAAAATAAAAACGTTATTTGCATAATACAGAATAAAAAAAAATATTTATTTAAAATCACTGACATATTTAAAATATTAAATGATAAAATGACATTAGGAACCGAGTTTTTTATTAATTCGGTTCCAATTAAAAATCCATATAATAATATGTTTTTCTCAAAAGCAGATTTATACAATATTTATTTTAAAATGAAATTTGATACATTATATTTTAATGAAATATTACATCATTTTTTTAAAGTAAATTTTAATATTTATGAATTTCAAGAGCATAATATGACACTATTAAAGGAACAATCAATAAATGATAGCATACGTAATATGTCAAGTAATGTATTATATAAAAAAATTAGAAAAATGATAAAATTTGTAAACAATGAAATGAATTCCAATGCGTATAAATTATCTATATCGCCTGATTTCGACAAAGATTTAGTTGTAAAAGCATTTACTCCATATTATAGATTATATTTGTTAATGAATTACAGTAACGATTTTTTCAAAATAAATTATTATGAAAACTTATTTTTTTATAAAATGAAACAGTTTTTAATATATAATAATCGTTTTGGAAGAATGAAATGTATTGTTCGCTTCAATAAAACCCACAGATTACCTGTAAATGATAAATATATACAGTTTAATGAACTAGAAAAAGTAGAGGAATTCAAAAATAGTCATCAACAAATTATTAAGAAAAAACGTATATATGAACCTATATTTAAAAGAGATACAGGTAATTCAAGAATATTAAGAGAGCATATCATAAACAGCTTGAGCAATAATAGTGATAGCGATAGTGATAGCGAAAGTAATAGTGAAAGTGACGATGATAGCATTAATATTATAATAAACAATAATAATAATCATATAAGTGATATCAATGATTTAGTGGACACTGAAAGTGAAAATAGCGATATAGAAACCAATAATTAACATATTACCATTTTGTTTTTTTGACATTAATTTGTGGTCCTTTACTTTTTTTACGTGATTTATTTGGGTCATATTCTTCATCTTCGTCGTCAGAGTTAATGCCCTTTGATAATTCCCAAAATTCTTTTGAACCCAATCTAAAATCTGGTCGTGTTTCCGCCTTATACCAAAAAATCTGGTCATTTAATTTATTGGATTTCGCATTATTATTTATAACTAAACATTCATAATTTTCTGTTGTTTGGTCCATTACAGCACTAAACGATTCCAATGTGGGAAACATGGAGGCATAATTCTCCCATATACGCTTTCTATTTGTCATATATGGTTCTCGAAGTATAAAAACATAATCAATATTTGTTCGAAGATTAGGAGGAATACCCAATGGATACTGCATTGTAATAATTAACATTACTTTCCAGTGACGACCATTCATAAATAATAATCGCATTAATTTGTCACGTGCCCAAGATTGGTCATATAAACAATCATCTAATATTGCAAATGTACGAGGATCAACACGACTACGACCATAAGACGCTTCTTCTTTTTTCATTTGTTTTAAAACGGCTTTTTGTCGTCTTAAAATATTTTCTATTAAAATGCTGCTATATTCTTCGTGAATAAATAATTTAGGTACATGTTTTGCATAAAAACCATTACCGGCTTCTGTTCCCGAAATCACTGTTCCAACTGGAATATCTTGATGATGGTATAATAAATCGCGAACCAAGAAAGATTTACCAGTATCACGACGACCAATCATAACAATTACTGGTCCTTTATTTTCATCTGGTTTAAATGTAATATTACGCATATCGAATTTTTTTAGTTCCAAAGTCATTATAATATTACATATGATGATTTTTACATTTTTATAACGAATGTGTTTAATTTAGTATTTTATTAAATAGTTTTACATTATTAGAACAAATGACTAAATTTAGTATTGAATTATTGGAAAAACCGATAGTAACCCCCGAAAGATGGGTAAATAACACCGAGGACTATAATCCTTATAAAATAGACAGTTTAATCGCATACAACCCTTGTTATAAAGAATATAATAGTGAAAATTTCACATACGCTCAATTTAATCATAAATACCACTTATACGACAACAATACCATTGTCGACAATCATAATGAAAAAATAGAAAAACAAATATTCTTTAAATATGCTCCTCTTTTAGACCCTTGTCATTATATGATTGGTAAATACAAGCACGACCTACATTTAAAAGAATTACCTTATTACAACAATGATAATCTGCATTATAAAATTAATTCTGTGCATAATGCTTCTTATGTTGACAATATGTGCTGTGTACTAATAAACAAACTTAAAGAACATTATAATTTTTTCAATAGTGTAGAATATTATGGTTCTTATATTGGTATTCAAAAGCAATATCGCATTAACGTGATTGACGACATTGATTATTTACAATCATATGATTTTTTTGAAAATGGTCTCGGAAAACTATTCAATACCAACATTTTCGATAAAGACACATATGCACAATATACAAATAATAATTCACTAAAAAATAAACCCTCTTTAAATATTGAAGACGATAATGTAACAATTGAGGTTGAAACATTAGAAATAGATGAAACTTTAAATAATGAAAAAACTGCACTCGACCTTGTTTATGAAAATGACGTAAATGATCAAGAGAGCGTCAGTGATAATAGTATTGTATCAGATTCTGATGAAGATAATAGTAGCAATGAAGATTCAGATAATGACGAAAATGATGATGAAACCATTCCAGATGACGAAGATAGTGATGAAGACAGTAGTATAGAAGAAGAACCATTATATGCATATATTAATGATTTCCCCGTTCAAATGATATGTCTTGAAAAATGCAATAATACATTTGATAATTTATTGGCAAATAATGCAATCGACGAAGACCAAGGACGTTCTGCTTTATTTCAAATAATAATGATATTACTTACATTACAGAAAGCATTTAACTTTACACATAACGATCTCCACACAAACAATATCATGTATGATGAAGTGGATTATGAATATATTTATTACATTTACAATGACAAAACATACAAGGTACCAACATATGGTCGCATATATAAATTAATTGACTTTGGTAGAGCCATTGTCACATACAACAAGATCACATATTGCAGCGACAGTTTCAAAGAAGGGGGTGATGCACATACACAATATAATTTTGAACCGTTTTATGATACTTCCAAAAAGAAAATAATGCCGAATTACAGTTTTGATTTGTGTCGTTTAGGTTGTTCTATTTATGATTTTATTATTGATAGTGAAATGAAAATGTCGACTATGAACGATCTTCAAAAAACCATTGCACGTTGGTGCAGCGACGATAATGGAAAAAATATTTTATATAAAAAAAATGGAGAAGAGCGTTATCCGAATTTTAAATTATATAAAATGATTGCCCGTCAAGTGCACAATCACACTCCTGCTTCACAATTAGAGCAAGAGTTCTTTAAAGTATATGAAACAACTGAAATTTCTGATAATCATAATCATATATTTAATATAAATGAAGTGCATTGTTATGTATAAATATATTATATGGACACTAAATCAACATTTTGTTTATCTAAAACACAATCAAAATGTATATTTTTTATAAGTTTTATATCATTATTTACTTGTATATATGGTCTTTACAATGGTCATACTGATATTGCACTAATTGTACCTGGTTTAGTTTTTATTACCTCTACATTAAATTGGTATGAACCATTATACGATTGGAGAAGATATTTAGACATTTGCTATGTTGTATTTGCATACATTTACGCTGTTATACGCGCTATTAATTCTACAAACGAATTATTGTTTAATATTTTTATGATAATTGCTATAATATGCTTTTTCATTGGATATATATGTATAAAATACGATTATTGTTGGAATTCTGTTTACTTTCATATGGGTGTGCACATATGTGCAAATATCGCATTATTAGCATTATTTTCTGGAAATATTGTTCCAATTAGTGAAAGCCCTATATTTAATTATTTTTTATAACTATAATATAAATGAAGACCGAAAAAAATAAAAACATTAAAAATAAAGTCAAAAAGAACAAAACGATGAAAAAACACAAAGGGGGTAATATTTCGATGTTTGCACCTATTGCTATTGGAAGTGTTGCAATAGCAAGTTCACTTGTAAAAAAAAATAAAGTATGTTATAAAGGAAAAACGCATAATCAAAGTGATTTCGAAAGTTTAATGAATAACTCCGATGCCGTTAAAAAATGTCCGCCAAAAGTAAAATATGGACGCTGTAATACGTGCAAGAAATTACAGCGTTTTATTGACGAAGGAAATAACGAAAAGAAAATCAAAAAATATGAGAAAAAATGCCGAAAATGTCGCGGTAATCGCAGTACAAAATGTAATTTCAAAGAATATGTAAAATATTCGGGCGCAACAATGGGTGAGTGTGGTTCATTAAAAGGAGGAAAATCACCTGAAAAAAAGTCACGCAATAAATCATACGAAACTCCAAAAAAAAATGTCTTAAAAATACAAGATGAAAATTTCTTTAAAAAAAAAAAAGAAAAAATACAACAGAGAATAGCAGCCGCTCAAATGTGGGGGTATTACAAAGATGTTGAAAAACCCACTATTCCAGTAATAAACGGTAGAATTATTGTATATATAGATAACAACGACAACGTATATACATTGGGAGAAAAGAAAGAATTTGTTGGAATATATGATAAAGATGGAAATATTGTAGACAAAAATGGACAAGTCATAGGAAACATTGATAATGCTGGATTATTAAAAAACAATGATGATTTTTTAAGAAGGATCAAAGAAGCTGGTTTTGAAATGGATATGAACGAAGATGCGTTTATATTTGGAGGAAAAAAATAAATTTAATATTTGCACCACATACATTTTTTATGTTTAACAGCACAACTCTCACATAAATCAGGTATTAAATATAAATAGCCAAATGGGTTTGATACATGGTCAGGATTAGAAAATCCATTTACACGTTTTTGATTACATATTTTACAAGTCCCTCTACAAGGGGAAACCATTGTTTCAATTAATCGCTCTATGTGATTATTGCAAACATAGAAACAAGGTGATTCACGCATTGTATATATTATATTATATAGTATAATATACACTTTATGCATTATTTTTTTGTGTTTTTCTAAGTTTATTTATTTTACGTTTTTGTGTTTTCTTTTTTCCTCCTCGTAAACTCATTATTTGTTTTGTCAATGTTTTGACAGTCATATTATCAAGGTTCAAACCCTTTGTCAGTATTGGTTTTAATGTTTGATAAACCATTAATTCTTTCATTGTTTTATTTTTTCTTGTTTTTTCTATTTTTTTACTTTGTTCTATATTTTTCAAATAACTTGAAATTGTCAATAAATCGTCATACATATCGCTGTCATCATTTTTCATTTGAATATCTATCATTTCACGCGCAGTATGTTTTTTTTTGTTTTTAATAAAATAATCAATATTATTATTTACTAACTTTTTAACTAATTCAAACTGAGCATTTGACGCAGCATTGTGTAATACAGTATCACCTTTTTTATTTTGAACATTAATATTTGCACCATTAGATAATAAAATATCGACAATAGGTAAACATTGACGTTCTCCAACATACACGTCCTTTTCACACGTTCCTGCAATATGTAAAGCAGTTTCACCATCGTTGTTTTTTGCATCAATGTTTATGTTAAGTTTTTTTTTAAGATTAACCAATGTTCTCACTATTTCAACAAATCCTGTGCGAACAAATAAATGTAATAATGTATCATCTTTGATTAAAAATAGTAATCGATCATCTTCATCATCTTCTGTAAATCTGAATGATTTTTTGTTTGTCATGTTTTTGTATTTTTCTGTATGTGAATTTAATTCTTTTACAAAATCGCTTTCAAATTTATTACGCTTGTTATAATCACGGTAAACATCCGATAATTTTACTTTTATTTCTTCAATCGATTTATATTTTTGTGGTGATTGTTTCTTACTCATTATATATTTAATGTATAAAAAAAAATATATAATATATGTTTACTTAAGATATTTTTCAATAAATTCCTCTGGTGTAAAAATAGGAATATTCATTTCACGCGCTTTGATTATTTTATTAGATTTTTCCTCTTTCGATTTTGTTATTAACGCAAATGTATTTTTGGATATGTTATTTTCCAATTCCGCACCAAAAATAGGTAATTTTTCAATAATTTCCTTTGAACGAACTTTTGTCATTACTATTTTTTTGCTAAATAACGGATTTGTTTTATCCATCACACGTTCGGCAGTAGTAGTCATCATGTCTTCTGTCGGTGGCTCTTCATATTTATATACTAGTTTACATTGGCGCATAAACTCTAAAATAGAACCAATATTTTCCACAAATGTTTTGGCATTTTCAGGACCAATACCATTTATTTGACGTAACATTAATACTTTCTCTTCTGGTTTTTCAGTCATATTCAAAATATTGGGATATTTTTCCATAATTGGCTTCAGTTTACGCTCACCCATACCACGCCCCATTTTACCAGATGCCGCCATTATTTTAACCAATGACGCCGTTTTAATTTTTTCTTGTATGCTTTCGTATATTTTTTTGGCGAGTTTTTCTTTGAAACCATCTATATTCAAGAAATCTTCTTCTTTCATTTCTAATATTTTGCATATAGAATTGTAACCAGCAGCAATCAAACGTTTTACATTTCCAGACGATAAACTTGCAACATCCAAACTTGTGAAAAATGTAGTAATTGTCTTTTCCAGCATTTCACTATTTCCTTCTTTATTTGTCAACATTATATCAACGTGTGTAGATGTCCAGCTATATTCAACATCGGGCATTTTAGGTTTTTCAGCAGGAGTAGTTACTTCTTTAATATATGGAATAACATCACCACTTCGAATAATCTTAATCAATGCACCAACACCAATTTTATTTTTCTCTATGAAATCACCATTAAATCCAGTTGCATATTCTATTTTTACGCCACCAATATTAATGGGTTCAATACGAACACGAGGTTTCAAATACCCACTTTTGCTTACACTCCATATTACGTCTACGACTTTTGATTCAGCTTCTTGGTCGCCCATTACCATTTTAAATGCAAAAGAATGATCCGGATTTTTATTTGCTCGTTTATAAATAGCATCATCACTTACAATGACACCATCTATTTCAAACTTATAATTCATTCTCCATTCAACTAATAATTTAGATAAACTGTCATTATTTATTTCTTTTATAGTTTTATTTTGAACAACGGAGAACCCTTCTTCCGCCATCGAAGACATTTGTTTACTTGGTATCATTTCGGGTTGTACCTTTTCATAAACAATGAATTCCACGTCTTTGACCTTTGCATCCAACTTTTTACTGTTTACTATACCAGCAACTAAATTACGACCATTAGAGAACTCATTCTTATATTTATTTTCAAAAATATCCTTTGAAATAATGAATTCTCCACGTACAATGACGTCTTTGATATCAGGGATTTTAATGTGTTTCAGTAAATGAGATACGTCTTGTCCAACACTACCGTTTCCACGGGTAAACAATTTACGTTCTCCATTTAAAGCATAATATAATCCACTTACACCATCTAATTTACACGAAAGTACATATTGTCCTTTATATTTCGCTTTCCAGTTATCAATTGCATTTGTAGATGGTTTTATTTTATCCATTGAAGGCATATTTACAGGAAGATCTACTTTATTTTTTTCAATAGGAGCACCGACATCTTTTAATACAGGTGCATTTGGATATTTACGTTCCAAATATTCTTTTACAATGTCATATTCATTATCAGTTAATACAGGGGTGTCTTCTTTTTTCATATACGAATGAAATTGTTTATTTGCCAATACTATCATTGCATTGATTTCATTTTCTGAAAGTTTTTCTAAATAAGACATTCCCTTTGATTTAAACTCATTCATACGCTGTAATACATCGTTCTTTTTTAATTTCATTACTTTATCTTCTGATTTATTTTCTAACTTCTTTGTTTTATTATTTTTTTCTCCTTTTACCGGTCTTCCACGTTTTTTTTTGGTTTTCATCGTCGTTTCTAAAACAAGGGGTTCTACTAATTTTATAGGTTCTCCATCTTCAATTTTTTCTTCTATTTTTTCTGTTTCATCAACAGGTATTATACTTTCTATAAGCGTTTCTTTTTTTGAAATAGGTTCTTTTGTTTGTAACATTGTTTCATTTTCACGAATGGTTTCTTCTAATATTGCTGGTAATTTATTTGTGTCTTTTACTTTTTTATCCTTTCTAACGGTCTTATTTTTACTTCCCTTAGGACGACCCCGTTTCTTTTTTGTGACAACTTGTTTTTCTTCAATCATTGTTTTTTCATCTGCAACACCATCTTCTACTATTGTAGGTGCTTCTTGTTGAGAAATATCTTCAATGTCCAATGGTTCATCTATTTCGTCATTAACTGTTTTAATCGTCTGTGTTTTGGGTTCTCCAACAATGGGTTCTTCTATAGTTAAAGCGGGTTTATTTGACCCTGTTTTATTTTGCACCACTTGTTTTTTAAGTGTCTTATTTTCCGCGGTTTTCTTTATTTTTTTTACAGCTAATCCATTTTTTCGTTGTGTAGGTTCTCTATATTCCAATTCTAGAAAGTCAAAAATATCTTTTTCTTCTGTAAAATTAGTATCTACCTTTTCTCCTTTGGGTTTTCCTTTTTCTTTAATTGACAATCCGTGTTCATTTAAAGTATATCCCATTTTCAATGCCTGTGCACGCATGACAGTATTAAAATCTTTACTTCCAGTAAAATATAAAATAGCAAAAGGATATTCTTCAATGGGTGTATACAAAAAATCAACACGACGTGCAATACTTTTATCATTTAACTTAGTAATTACTAATGTTTTAGTAGGTCCTTTTGACAATACTTCCACTATTACATTTGTGTTGACTAATTTATCGATGAAGTTCTTATATACGTCCTTGTTTTTCGAACTAATAAATATATCAATATCTCCCGATGTTTCAGCACCTCGACGATAACTTCCAACAATAATAAAACGGCTATCTTCTTCTTTAATTTCGTCAAATACGTCTAGAAACATTTTTTCATACGTTTCTATTTCACTGCGTGGAATACGTTGTAAAATATCTTCATAATATTTTAATCCTTTTTTTTGTACATCATTTAATAATTTGGGATCAGTTTCCAATTTACTGCGTAAATCAGCAATAGAAACAATACCTTTATTTATTAACGTTTCGGCATTTTTGGGTCCTACGCCATGAATATTTGTAAGTGCTTCTAATAAATCATATTTTGCTTTTTTCTCAGGGTCAACCGATTCTTGTTGGTCTGGATTATTGATTAATTTATCTTTCAATGTATTTACAATACCCTTTCCAATTCCCTTGACATTTATTAGTTTATCAATATCATACACGGGTTCTTCATACATCAATAAACCCTCGTATGCTTTTTTAAATGCACTTGCACGTATTTTATTTCCTTTACGTATTGCTTTTGTTTTCTCGGTTTCGAGAACCTTAAGTGCATTTTCCTTATAATCAACTTGATCCATATATTATATTTGTATATAAAATCATTTTTATACAAATTTAAAAAGTAGGTTTATCAGTGTAGACCTTAGTATCTGTCATATCCAACATATTTGTTTCTGTAACAACACTAAAAAAATTACTAAATGTTTGGTAATGATTTATAAATAAATAAGAACCAACAAATGACGAAACAAATACCAAAAAACTATCGCGAATTAATACCTTAATAGGTTTCATTTCCTTTTCAATAAATTTCATTTCAGCAAATTTCATTAAACTATAAAGCAGGACAATAATAAGGGAGAACGCAAATTCCTTTTCCATAATAAAATAATAGTATGGATTTTTTTTAATATTTTTACGAATTTATGATAATTCTTCTACACCATCTAATATTATATCATCTAATGACGGTTCTGATTTTTTAACGGGATTGAGGTCTTCAAAATCATTTAAATCAATAAGTTCTTCGCCAATTTTTAATTCTTCATCAATATCATCGGGGTCTTGACTATTTAATTTATCTTCTAATGCTCGGTTCATACTAATTTCCTCTAAACGTTCAACTGTTTTGGGTGCTTCCACATTTTTTACATTATTACTTTCATCTAAAACACTATCCATATCATTAAACGTTAGTCGGGTTACTGGTGTTTCATCATCGGCATTTTTTATACCTAAAACCTGTTCGGGAGTTTTACCTGGTTCAACTATTTCATTTATATGAGGTTTTTCTTCAACGACCTCTTTATTTTCCATAGTTTCAAGAGAACCGCTAGATGGTTTCATCTCGTTATTAGGTATGGACTCAATAAATACTTGTTCCTCTTCTTCTACTGCTTCATCCATATATGCACGAATAATCGATTCAGTTGGTATAGAATCGCGAATGGCAATCAAGATACATTCTTGAATTATTACTTCCAATTCCCGATTGTTCTTTTGAATTTGTAAAGGTGAAATATTCTTTTCAAATAAATAAACATTGGAATAAATTTTACGAGCACAATGAATATAAACTTTGTGAATAAATTCATCTAATTTGGGAGTGGAAATATCTATCTTCTTCTGTTTATTACCAACACGAATACATGTCAAAACCTTTAATTGAATAATATGAACACAAGTGATTAAATCTTCTAAATAATTACAGCCACTACGTTCAATAATTCGCTTTCGCTCTTCGCCAATAATTTCATTATTCCATTTGGGAATACTTTTCAAAAGTTCCTGAAAGGTCATTAAATATTTATTCAATTCATCGTTATCAATGCACATTTTCCACGACTCATTAAATATTGATTTAAATCCTTCCACGACAAGAGGACTTAAAATAGAAACAAGGCGGGAACACCACTCGTTCCGCGATTCGTGCAGGTTTGATATGACAAAATCGTCCATATATAAATATAATATTTCTATTTTTTTATATTAACTTTTAAACGAAAATAATAATAATTTAATAAATGTAAAAACAATAAAGATTCATTCCTAAAATCGCGTTTAACTTTATCAAAATATAAACAAATATCTGCCACATCTGCCATATCTATTAATTTCGATACTTTAATCCATTCTATAAAATGTAAACAATTTATACCATTTAAATAAAAATAATTGCTTAACTCCAAGAGATGACTATGCGTAATCGTAGTATTTTTATTTAGTATCAACATTTTACTATTTATTTCTTCAATATAAAGATTTAAATCAAGACAATTATCATTTTTTACAATTTTTCCATTTTCTATTTTTTCGGGAACATAAATTTCACAAAAACGCGATAAAATAGGATTCAATAATTTATATTTATTTTCAACAATCAAGAAAAAACGCGTAGTATTACTAAATGTTTCTATGCAGCGTCTCAATGCGGACTGAGCATCAACTGTCAAACTGTCTGCATTATACAAAATAATGGATTTGAATAAATTGGTATTACTTGAACTAATATTTGCCTTTGCAAAGAACTTGAGATCTTCTCGTATAAATTTAATACCCTTACCATAAGAACAATCTGTTGATAATATATTTTCTTTGATTTGTTCTTTATTATAGTTATAAATCTTTTGTATGAATTTATTAACTATTGATTTTTTATCAACACTATGTGTCCCATGAAATATAATATGGGGTATGCGATTATTTATTATAAAGTTATCTAATTTTTGTTCGATTTCTTCTGACATAAACATAATAGAAAGTAATATTTATATTATGTTTTCTTAATTATTTCAAGTTCCTTAGTAAATTTAAATCGCTCCAAGTACATTGTATTACGTGTTACATTACATTTTAAACAACACAACACACAATTATCATTATTATGTCCCATTTTATTATTTACACGTTCTAATGTCCATTGTTTTGGGTCTCTTACTTTTTCATAAAATAATGTTGTTGAATGTTTACAATAAAAACACTTATTTTCTTGATTTACCATTAACTCTATAATCTTTTCTCTATTAATAAATTTTAATTCATCAAATAAACCCTTAAGTTTGTCTTGTTGCTTGTAAGCAGACATTTTCTTATTTATTTGCTGTAATAATATAATAATATCACTGTTCTCGATATTTTCTTGTATATTTTTAACTAGTAATAATTGTTGCTCACAATTAATGTTATTATTCCATAATTTATGAGCTGTTATTTTTCTATTTTTCTTGGGTTTTTCCAATACCACTATTTTTTTTTCCATAAATACACTTTTATAAATAGTATAGATATAACTATATAAATATATTATAGATATAATATGTTTGAACAAAACGATAATAACGATGAAGTAAAAACATTATTGGAAAAAGACACAACTGCTAGTGTAAATAAATCATGGAATAAACTCGAAAAAAATATTAAAATAAAGCTATTAAATGACTACGCTAACGATTTTTGCGCAGAAAATAGCGAGAATAGTGAAATATTAAAAAAATATTTTATTAATTGTATTGCACAAAATAGATTAACAAAAATTACAGATGTTATTTATAATAAAGAAACAATGAAAATTACAGATATACCTGGTCTATATTACAACAATAATAACCATAACTTTTCTATACGTAATGGTGGAAAGAAAAGTATATTGTCGAGTTTAACTCCAAAAAAAAACAAAACAAAGCGCAATAATGAAAAAGAGGCAAAAAATTGAATTAGTAGATATTAAAAATATAATTTAATATATACTATATGGATTTAGAAGAAAACAACGAATTATTACAGGATGATGACAACAGTGTCTCGATAGATGATGATAATGACTTGGAATGTGTTTATGATACAATAAATACATTGATTGACGATTCTTTTGTGAAATATTATTCACATAATTATAAGAAAAATCTCGAAATGTGTCTTGATGTTATGTTTGGTGAAGTAAATGCATATCACTATAAACAACATATTGACAATGTTCTTCTTTATAATGACATTCCCGAATACACTATACCATTAAACACTAACACGGAAAGTAATACGATTGACAACACAATTGAATTATTGAAAAGCAAACCTCAACCCGACCAAAAAAGCGACGAATGGTATATAAAACGTAAAAATATGATGACTGCAAGTAATTTATGGAAAGTATTTAAATCTGAATCTACGCGAAATAGCATTATATATGAAAAATGCAATGTCAGTTCTAAACCACCCCAATATTATGGTGGCCCGATGGAGTGGGGCAATAAATATGAACCCGTTAGTGTTATGTTATATGAATACGAGTATAAAACAAAGGTTGATGATTTCGGTTGCATTACTCACGACAAATATGAATATATAGGGGCGTCGCCTGATGGAATAAATGTAGATGTCAATAGTTCACGTTATGGCCGTATGTTGGAAATCAAAAACATTGTAAATCGTGAAATTACGGGGATCCCAAAAGAAGAATATTGGGTTCAAATGCAAATTCAAATGGAGACATGTAATTTGGACTATTGTGATTTCTTTGAAACTCGATTTAAAGAATATGAAACCGAACAATTATTTTATGAAAATGATAACAAGCCATATAAAGGTATAATATTGCAATTTATTAAAAAACCATCATTGTATCAGGATACAAATGATGATGGTTACAAACCGTTTTATGTATATCAAGATATTAACCAGACAATAAATAAAGAAAATAATGATTTATGGATTGATGCAAAACAAATTGAATATGCAAATAGTCACGTACTTATAAAAAAATATTATTATTATTTAGATGAAATGAGCTGTGTTTTAGTTAAGCGAAATAAAAAATGGTTTGAAACTGCGGCTCCAATCATAGAAGATACTTGGAATACAATATTAACGGAACGTGAAACAGGATATGAACATAGAGGGACAAAATCACGAAAAAAGATTGTTATTGAAAGTGGTGATAATAATAATAGGATTATTCATAATCTTGCAGTAAATAATGTAATTGAAACAATTAAATTATGTTAGATTATCTATTTTCGATGAAACTCGAATGTATATTTCCATTATTTGTAAAATGGTTCATTAATACATCATCTAAATCATTTTCATTGGTTATAAATGGTTCTGTATTAATATGTCGCATATTTATTATTGGTTCTTCGTTTATTGAGTGTTGTATGCCTTCGTTAATGGATTCTATATTATTTATATTATTTATATTATCTATATTAGTGAACCGAAATATATTCATTAAATTACTTATACTAAATGTGTTTGCTTGTACTGTATTATTTACCTCCTCTGTGTTGATTGTTTCAAACTCTATATTTTCATATGAATTATTGCGCACTAATCCAACATAAGTAATTAGCACTTCACGACACATAGGACAAGTGAACTCTTCTTTTTTTTGTGCAATACATATTTTATTTGATTGTAACATACAATCTAAACAAAAACGATGATTACATTTTGTTACACAACTATTTTTATATTCTAATTCTTCATAGCATACAGAACATATATTTTCTTTTCTTTTATTTTCCCAATATGATAATGCATTATCAACTAATTTATTTATGTGCACACTACAGTGAAAACCACAATATACATTAATACGCTTTAACAATGGTAAACTCATTTTATCGAATTTCGGACATTTATGAGAATCCATTATAAAATTGACAAGTTCTTCGTCAACATCACATTGAGATATGATATGTTGGGAAGATCTACAATAACTACATTTGGGCATTAATATATTTAATTAATATTTAAATATATTAAAAAATTCATTTTTTTACGTTACACACTTTAAATTTATAATTATCATACATTTCCGAAGAACATTGATGTTCATCAACATTCCAGTTTTGATTTCTTAAAAAACGAATTACTTCGTCGTCTAAAAATACATTTGCTGTAAAACATCCATCCGCATGACTCCAATATACTTTATCTACTTCGTATAAATACGATTTATATACTTGAGCCCCACCAATTATCCAGACAAGGGAGTTATCTTTTTTATATTTTTCTATATATTCATATATTTCTTCTTTTGTTGACTTGATTACTACATTGTCATATTTCGTATTCTTATCCAGTGTTGTAGATAAAATAATATTTGTACGATTTGGCAATGGCCGTTTATTTAATGATAACCACGTTGTTTTCCCCATAATAATAAAATTATTTCCTTCACCCGATGTAAGTCGCTTAAATCGGTATAAATCATTTCTTAAATTCCAATTCGGTAACGATTCATTAAAACCAATACCATATTTATTATCACAAGCAAATATCATGTACGCGGGACACGAAAACGTATTTTTCATATATTTATAAATATATATAAATATATTTTTATACTGTTATTAAATAGTGTTTTATGTCGTCTTTTGTTGATGATGAAGCTGAAATGTTTGTTACAAAGCGCAATGGTGCGAAAGAAGTCATTTCTTTCAATAAGATTCTAAATCGTGTGAAAAAAATAGGCAATGAAGAAAACGTAAAATTAAATTACACCACATTGACAATGAAAGTGATTGACCAATTATACGATGGTATTACTACTTGCCAAATAGATGAATTAATGGCAGAGCAATGTGCATCTATGTGCTCGATTAGATCCGAATACAATATTTTAGCAAGTCGTCTTATTGTATCAAATCATCAAAAAAATACAAAACCGTCATTTTATACCGTCATGAACAAGCTTTATAATTTCAAAGATAAACACAATAAACATAGTCCAATGGTAACAAAGGAATTCATAGAAACGGTTAATGCCAATAAAGAAGTGTGGGAAACATTGATTGACCACAGCAGAGATAATTTAATTGATTATTTTGGTTTTAAAACATTAGAACGCGCTTATTTAATCCGTATTAATAAAGTCATTGTAGAGCGCATACAACATATGTGGTTACGTGTCAGTATTGGTATACATGGTAATGATTTGGAAAGTGTTAAACAAAGCTATACTTATTTAAGTCAGAAATATTTTACACACGGTACACCCACATTGTTTAATGCTGGTACTCCACATCCTCAACTCAGTTCCTGTTATTTGATTGGTATGGAGAATGATAGTATTGATGGCATTTATAATACATTAAAAGATTGTGCATTAATTTCAAAATGGTCAGGTGGTGTTGGATTACATATTCACAACGTTCGTGCATCTGGTAGTCATATACGCGGTACAAATGGTGTTTCTAATGGAATCGTTCCTATGCTCCGTGTATTTAATAATACTGCCAAATACGTCGATCAAGGGGGTGGAAAACGTAATGGTAGCTTTGCGATTTATTTGGAACCTTGGCACGCAGACGTTGAACACTTTTTAGAAATGCGTAAAAATCACGGCGACGAAGAAATGAAAGCCCGCGATTTGTTTTATGCACTTTGGATTCCTGATCTTTTCATGAGACGCATTAAAACCGACGGAAACTGGACTCTTATGTGTCCAGACGAATGTCCTGGATTAAGCGATGTTTATGGTGAGGAATTTGATATTCTTTATGAAAAATATGAATCTTCCGGCAAAGGACGCAAAACAATGAAAGCCCGCGACTTATGGTTTCAAGTATTAGATAGTCAAATGGAAACCGGTACGCCATATTTACTTTACAAAGACAGTGTAAATCGCAAATCAAATCAGAAAAATGTGGGTATTATTAAATCTTCTAATCTATGTACTGAAATTACAGAATATAGTGATAGTGAGGAAACCGCTGTTTGTAATTTAGCCAGTATTGGATTGCCTGCTTTTATTGAAACCGATACAAGTGGAAATTTGTTTTATAATTATGAGAAACTCCACGCGGTATCAAAAGTTGTTACGCGCAATCTTAATAAAATCATTGATGTTAACTATTACCCCACCCCCAAAACACGCAAAAGTAATATGCGTCATCGCCCAGTTGGCATTGGTGTTCAGGGATTAGCCGATGTTTATTTTAAAATGGATATACCCTTTCATAGCGAAGAAGCCAAAGTTATCAATTTCAAGATTTTCGAAACTATTTATCACGCGTCAGTAGAATGTTCAAATGATATTGCAAAAGAACGTTATGATTTTATTGCTGATAATTTTTATAATAAGAAGATTGTTGAGCGAAAAGCATATTTTACTATTTTTCAGGAAGAAGAACAAACGTTTATGTGGAATCTAATGAATAAAAAATCGCAATATGTTGGTGCATATGAAACATTTGAAGGTTCACCTGCGTCACAAGGTATATTACAGTTTGATTTATGGGAAGATTTTGATCACAGTCGTTTATCATACGATTGGGACAGTTTAAAAGAAAAAGTCAAAAAATATGGTATGCGCAATTCTTTATTAATGGCACCTATGCCTACTGCATCTACCTCCCAAATATTAGGAAATAATGAATGTATTGAACCCATTACTAGCAACATTTATAATCGCCGCACTATTGCAGGTGAATTCATTGTTGCTAATAAATATATGATGAAAGATTTAATTGATTTGGGTATATGGAATGAAGACATCAAAAATAATATTATTGCCAACCAGGGTAGTATTCAGCATATTGAAAATGTCCCCGAACATATTAAACAAAAATACAAAACTGTATGGGAAATACCAATGAAGCATGTCATTGATATGGCAGCGGATCGTGGAGTGTTTATTTGTCAAAGTCAAAGTTTGAATTTATGGTTGGAAGACCCTAATTATAGTAATTTGACGTCGATGCATTTTTACGGTTGGTCCAAGGGATTAAAAACGGGTATTTATTATCTGCGCCGGCGTGCAGTACACCAAGCACAACAATTTACCATTGAACCGGAAAAAAAACAACATAATGATGACGAACACGAAGTATGTGAAATGTGTTCTGGATAATTATTTTTCACTATTTTCTATTACCATATCGCTTCTGCTATTTCCACAACATTCGTCTTGTGCATGTCTTAGTGTAGAACCACATATTAAACAATTGGGTAAACACTCTTCACATACCCATTCTTCGTATGGTCCATAATCCCCGCCTTCGCCATAACAATTACTGCAAATATTGTCCTCGGCGCATTTGTAACAACTATTTTTTTCTTCTATTATTTCGCACTTTTCACATTTGAACTGACCTGACCTTACACTTTCATTGTCGTCTTCATTTATTTCCTCCGCATCAATGCATTCTAATACACAACCCGAATCAATGCCATATATTGTGTCATCCATTGACCATCCATTTGCTTCCAATATATCTTCCTCTAAACTATATTCTTCTTCGCTGTCATAATTTTCTTTATTGTATTGATCGCAATAGATGAGTCGATGTATTTCCCGTAATTCTTCGTCAGTATACGAAGATTTATTTTTTATTTCGTCGTACCGGTCACATCCTTCCTCCAATTCTTCACAGCAACAACTATAATCATTCAAAACGATTTGCTCTTTTTTTAATAATTCTTCTTTTTCTTTATTATTCAATGTTACTTCAAATGTACCCCACCAAAAATAAGTAGTTACAACAACTGTCACGCGTTTTCCATTTGATAATACGTTTGTCCAATGCTCCGCTTGATATGTCGATTTTTTGTAATCGGCTGTTAAACGATATACTTTTTCCGTATTTTCCATTATACAAATGTTATATTTGTATAATTGTAATGTGTTTTTTGTCATTCAATTTTTTATTGCAGTAAAAAAGAACTACATAATGTAACAAAACACTTATTTTGTTGTAATCCATTTATGTTCGAGGGATTAGTTTATCGAACTCTGAATTATCCATATTTTTAGCCATTTTTAGATAACACCGCAAGCAGACCAAACTATCTATATAAGAATTATGCAAATTCTCAGGACGATATTGAAATAAATATTCGTATAGTTCAATCAGTTGCGGCCATTTTTTATATTTTTCACCGGGTTTTGTTTTGGATTCTACCATTATATTACACATTTCTATACCGTTTTTCATTGTGCAATACGTAGACATCTCCGCACGTTCCATATACGTTTTATTAAATAATGTAAACACATAAGGCATTGTATTTGTTATATGATTATGATTACGACATAATTCAGCCAATACCATTGTTCGGTCGAAATTAACGTTATGACTAACGATTACATCACTTTGACTATATAAATCATAAAAATCCTTTAATGCATTTAAAATTTTTATTCCTTTTTTACATTTTTCACGTGTAATACCAGTTAACTCAGTAATTTTAGGGCTAATATGTACGGTTGAATCCACATCTATATAATTATCGCTTTTTTTGATGATTTTGTTTTTTTTAATGTCATATAACAAATAACTAAATTGTAAAATATGAGGATATTCATTTATTGTATGTGTTGTCATTTTAACATCTTTGGGCAATAACCCGGATGTTTCCACATCAAATACCAATATTTTATTTACGGGCTTCATTGTTTAATCATCGTCAAATAGTTCACTTTAATCAATTTTTTATATGTACGCATTCTATATAACACTTATAAAAATATGACATCTACGAAAAAAGTAAACAAAAAAACATTAGATAAAAATAAAACAAAAAAACATAAGATAAATAATAAAGGTGGAATTAAAATTGGTAATATGAAGGTCGACATCACAAAGAACTTAGAAAAGGCACGAGATTATTTGAAACCTCATGAAAATGCGGGAAAAAAATGTAATGAAGATAATGATTGTAAATTGCAACCAAACAACGGAAATATGGCAATCCCCGACAACATTGAGTGTATTGACGAAATTTGTCGCACAAAAAGTATCAAAGGTACTGCTGCAAAAGTATTAAATAATAGATTAAAAGATTTAACTACTGGTTTTACTACTTTTTTTGAAGGTAAAGAATCAAAAACAGACGAAGGTAACGAATCAGATGCAGCTAAAAAAATCCAACAAGAATTGTTAAATAAACAATGTAATATGGATGGCAAACATATTGTTGCATGGTACAATGTAGGAGTTGCAACTCAATGTTTAGTATATGATATGGAAAATGGTATAATGGATTTAAAAAAAATGGGCGAAGAAAACAGTACTCGCACTAATATACCAGAAAATAGTAATGCAGATGCTATATTAAAAGCTATAAAATTAGAAAATACATTGTTTCAAGACATTATATATGACAATTTGATAAATATTGACAAAGGCCAAAATAATTTAAAACAAATTCGCCAAAATATGTATATAAGTGTAGAACAAAAAATTAAAGATAGCATTAATACTGACAATAGCCCAGATATAGATAAGTTAAATAAAATAGTATTAGTAGACCAATCACCTAGTAAATCATCAGAAGAAAAAAATAAACAAGATGTAGAATTATTAAATGAAATAAATGATATAGAAAATAATAAAAAAAATACTAAAAAAAACCCTGATATTATTTCACAAGCAAAAGCTGCTTGTGAAAATATAAAAAATAACAAATCAGATAAAAAGAATTACAAAACATATATATCATCATTAACTCATTTTATGTTATATTGTACATTTTATTTTTATAAGATAGATGATGGAAAGCATGACACTCTACAAAACGCAATAAATAACGATATAGTTGAAATAAAATCTAGTATGGCTAATGTGCATAATGCTATAAAACTAATTATACATTTTGGAAAAGGCAGTGATATTATTACTGATGAATATATTTGTGATTTTTTTAGTAAAAAAAAAATGGGTGGAATTTTGATTCAGCAGCGTCTTAATCGCCAGAAACTATATGAGATTTATATAAATAACAAAACTACTGACGATGGAGATGATGATGAAGATGGAGAAAATACTGTTGAAGGTGAAGATACAGTAATTAATGACGATGGAGATGATGATGGAAATGGAGATCACGAAGACGATGGAGATGATGATGGAAATGGAGATCACGAAGACGATGGAGATGATGATGGAAATGGAGATCACGAAGACGATGGAGATGATGATGGAGAAAATACTGTTGAAGGTGTAGCTACAGTAACTAAAATTAAAGGTGAAGCTACAGTAATAACATAATAGAAGGATGAAAATGATAAGCGGACCCACCTGCCACTGTGTAATAATAAAATACAAATGTTTATTTTATTATTTATTTTTGATACGATGGACGTTGACCGTGTTCAACAACCAATGGTTCTGGTATTTGAAGTTTCATCTTGTCAATGATCGATAAGCTTTGTAAATTGTTCAATATAGGCACTGTTTGCTTGCGCTCATTTACAAGATCTACACTGCCTGTACCTCGCAAAAATGATTCAATATCCGCGAAATTCTGAGACATTTTCATTGGTCCCATTTGACCTACTAATAATCCATCACCAGGTAAATGTGATTGTGATGGATATGCGTTATGCTCATATAATCTATTTGACAACATATTTTCGTGTTGCTCTTGTTTTAATACATAATCTCCTTTATTATTTTTTCTCCTTGTAGATGCCATTATAAAGTATAAATATATTTTAACTTATACTTTTGTATATATTTTTATATATTTATCATTGTTTTTATTAAAATCACTTGGATTTGTTTTATATTCCACTAAACACGCGTGAAATTCTTTTAAATTACTGTAACTCAACATCAAACTCATTCCAATATGGACGTCTTCGGATAACATTTGACTGGCCGTTTTTTTATACAATTCAATAAATAAAGGTTCATCTTTTGTAATCATATAAATATAATCCATCCCTTTATTCATCGCCTCTTCGTCATAATCATTTTCATCCGCCGTTTCAACATCTATATCAGTTTGCTGATCTATTGTTTTTAAACTGAATAATTTGCGAATCACATTTCGATAACTAAAATTATCATTATAATCTACCGTTGTCTCAAAATTATACATACAATAGTGTATAATTTTGTTTTTATACCATTGAATATTTACTTCTTTTGATGTTCATCATTCATTTCACGTGTAGAAACACCACCGCGAACCCATCCGGATAATGCCGCCTCTTGTACACTAAACTTAGGATTTGTCGCTTTATCTTTTGCCTCTTCATCTAATGGATAAAAATGAACGTTCGCAAAAGATTTCTCAGAAAGTGTTACCGGCATTTCACTGCGCTTCTCAAATATATCATCTCCGTGCATTAACTTTGTTTCAACATCGGGGTTGACACTTCCGCGTCCCATATAAGGTACGCTCGCAAAAGGACGTTCGTGCAATTGAAGTTTCTCGTGAGCACGTTCTTCCTTTGTTTCCAAAGTAAGTAATGAATTAATATCAATCACATTTCCACTTAAACCATTGCCGTGAGCTAAACCATTTGCTTGCATAATTGGTTGTTGCGTAGCAAACTTGACGTGTTTATCAGACAAATCTGTGCTAAAATAATCGGATAACATATAGTTTGCAAATCGTGTGTTATGAGCCGTACGTTGACTTTGTTCACCGATTTCATTTCCGATTCTTCCTAATCCGTTAAAATTGTATTTACTTGTTGATGCCATTATATTATACGTGGAGAAGAGTTTTTATTGTTTAATTAATAATTTGTGTGTCTAGATAAATTGCGCGCGCATGCAAACTGATTGCCTTCTTTGCAAGACACCATTGAACCATAACAAAATTCGGCAAACGCTCCTTGATCATTCGGCGTTGTTGTTGATGGATTACTATTAAAAGGACGTAAAGATTGTTCGAAATTTAATTCTTCCCCTAAACCTTTAAATAGTTTATCTGCAATTCCAGGATGATCCGGATTTGTTTTTTGTACCATTTGTTTTGCGCTATCTATTATTTTACTTTGAACATTTTGATTATATGCCGGAGGTGCTGGTTTCTTAGATTCGTCGTGGATCTCTGTCATTAACACATTTCCGAATGGATTAGTATCATTTGGTTCACTAAATACTTCATCATAATTATTATTTTCATAACTATCATCTAAATAGTCCTGTGCAACATTGGAAAATCCTTCCTTTTCTTCTAAATTCTTATGTTGCTTATTTCTATAAAAATGCATTAAAAATATGATACCCAACGAAATTATTAACATAAACAACATCTTCGATGATGGCTGAATTAAAAATATAATTGCGGTTAACAAAACTACACTGCGTGTTACTGCATTTAACATTTGATTATATTCCATCTTTTCATTTGGAAATAATTCATAAATATAATCCGAATGAAAAATTATATTGGGGTCCTCATACCAAAAAGGAATCGCTTCATTATTTTTTTCATTGTTTTCATATCCTTCTGTTATATCACAACTTTTACAGTTCTTCTTTGTCATTATATATAAACATAATGAGATTTATATCATTATGTTTTATCTAAAATTCACGCGTGTTTCATACATTCTTTGTTAATTTCCAATGTATCGCACTTTACTTCATTTGGTACTATTTTTAATATACATTTGGATTTCTTACCATATAATGGTCTAACACATCCATTTTCTATTTTTGTTTGTATTTTCTCATTTACACAGCGTGCACGAAAATGCTCATAGCGGTCCGTTACTTCTTCAAAACTAAGTCCTGATTTTTTACCTAACATTTTGTTTACTAATTCGTGCAAATCATAGACATATTTTGAGAATGTTTCTCTACTTTCCATATGTTTCATATACAACGGCAAATCTTTTAAATTCTTTTTAAAGTTTTCCCGACATTTTCCACAAGGCAATGTGTGTTTCAAATTCAAAATAAAGTTACGATAATGACTTTTTTCCTCTTTTGATGGTTGGACGGGATAATTAAAACTCATTGTATGTAACACATGCCACAATGGAGGCCCCCATATTGTTGTTAACATTCCATCATTACTTTTATAATCTTGTTGATTAAATGGTGTTTTTATTTTTTTTCGGGTTTTATTCATTTGTATTATATATAGAATATATATAATATATGAATTGCTATAATTATGAAATATACCACAATAAAACCTACTTATTTGATAACATTGATGCTACCTATGTACTGACAATGGAAAATAGTCCCCGATTAGCAAATGTGAAAAAACAATTAAGTGAATATTTTCTTACTAAAACAACATATATACAGCACAATAAAGGATACAAAAAATGTAAAAAAACATTACCGCCAAATAGAGAAGTAAATATTTCTTATTTAGATTTATCACACGCTTATTTACAAGCATTTAAACACGCAAAAGAACACAAATTTAAAAACATTCTCGTTTTAGAAGATGACTTCATTCTTTCACCGGAAATTACAAATCGCACTTATATACACGAAATTAATAAATTTTTGAATTATATTAATACAAAGGGCGGATTACTTCAACTAGGTACAATGCCTCATATTACTATTAAACACAATAAATATTTTCGAAAATGTATTATATCGACTGGCACACACGCAAATATTTATTCACAAAAATATATAGAACACGCTATACAAAATGCAAACAAAATTTATGATTTTGATGTATATACCAATAAAGAAGGAAATGTGTATCGCTTTTGTTTTTATAAACCCATCGTATACCAAATATATGAACAAACTGAAAATAGAAAACACTGGGGAAATCAGTTAGGATATATAAATAAACTGCTTTTACCTACTACAGATATGTTGTTTTACATAACAAATATAGATAAAACTCCTGAACCTGGTACATCTTGGTTATATAAAAATCAAGTTTTCATGTATGATTTTGCTACGCCTCTTATTATGTGTTTGCTTCTTGGATATGGAGCGTATATTAATAATAGAACAATACAAATGTAAAAAAACACGTAAGTTATCTAACACTGTTTATACCTTATCCATCATTGGTGGAGCACTTGGTACTATTTCTTGTGCATGTACTTCAGGTAAATGGGATGGTATATTTGGTCCTTGATATACATGAACATTTGTAATTGGTGGTGGTGATGGTGTATTTGCAACCGTTGTAATTGGTAACGTATTCTCATGCTTACATTTATCTATACACTGACTAATTAATCTGTATATTACTATTATTATCAGAAATAGTAATATGAATATTACTATTATATAGGTATTAAAGAATGAATAATTTGATTCTTTTTCTTCGTCTTGTGTTTGGTTGGATACTTCTATAGATGTTGGACTTAATGTTGGGTGTGTTGTTATTTGTTGTGTTGTTGGCTCTTGAGTTGGAATATTTGTTGGATTAGATGTAGGACGCGTTGTTGGAATTTGTGTTGTTGGCTCTTGAGTTGGAATATTTGTTGGATTAGATGTAGGACGCGTTGTTGGAATTTGTGTTGGAATACTTGTAGGAAAATTCGTAGGAGTTGTCGTTTCAGTTGCAACACAACTATGGTCTAACTTGCAATTATTACAAAAATTTCCCCAACCTCCTGGATTTTTCCATACACTTTTATAGCCCGGTTTACACACGTATCTATCGTTTGTGCATATTGCATTTTCAGGACATCTTGCTGGTATATTGTGTCCCGACCCCCTACAATTATAACTGTCTGCGCTTAGTTCAAATGATAAACATTGACGATTGTAACACCAATAGTTTCCCATATCAAAACATAGGTCACTAGACGTAACAAGACGAATAGTTAATAGCAAAATTGGTAATCTCATTATATTTATTTTAAATCATTATAATACTTTAATGATAATCAATTTTAAGGAATTATCATATAATTATGTATATGTTAAAATCGATAGAAAATGTTGATATTTGTTGCGGATTGGCATGGGGTGACGAAGCCAAAGGAAAAATCGTTTCACAATTAGCAAAAAACAATAATTATGATTTTGTTTGTCGCTGGAGTGGTGGAAATAATGCCGGTCATACTGTTTATGTTAATCACGATAAATATAAAACACATCTTATACCTAGTGGTATTTTTTATAATATACCTTCTATTATTGGACCCGATTGTGTTGTTAATATTGAAAGTTTTTTTGAGGAAATCGAGTATTTAAAAAACAATGGTTTTGACACTAGTATTGTGAAAATTAGTCCCAAAGCACACATTGTTACCGATAAACACATTGACTATGATATTAACGAATTAAACCAAAGTCAAGGTACAACAAAACGGGGTATTGCTCCTTGTTATAGTGACAAATATAAACGCTGTGGAATACAAGTAAAAGATTGCAAACAACTAAAATCGTTTTTATGGGATGAACAATTATATGGTAATGTTTTGTGTGAAGGCGCACAAGGATTTTGGTTAGATATTAATGAAGGAAATTATCCATACACAACTTCTTGTGTTACATTACCATACGGGGCTTGCAGTTTGGGTTTTAATCCAAAAATGATCAATCATATATACGGTGCTGCAAAAATATATGATACCCGTTCGGGCATTGACCCGTTGTTTCCCGATTCATTATTAAAAAATAGTGAATTATATAAATTAGGAGAACTAGGCGAAGAATATGGAGTAACAACACATCGAAGACGCACTGTTAATTGGCTTAATCTGAATAAATTAATACATGCTATAAATGTTTCCGGAACAACCCATCTTATTATATCGAAGGTTGACATTATAGCTGAACTCAATGTGTATAAACTTATTCATAATAGCGAAACAATCATTTTCCATAATCTTGAAAATATGAAAACCCATATTGATTCAACCATACGTTCCGAATGTAAGTTCATAACTTCTATCATTTATTCTAACAGTCCTGAAAATATTTGATTACTTACAAAATATATATAAAATCATAAACTTTATATATATAATGGAGAACAATTACAGTATTTTAGGTTTACAACCAGGCGCAAATGAAAGTGAAATAAAAAAAGCGTACCATAAATTAGCTATTAAATATCATCCTGACAAAAATAAAGCACCCGATGCAGAAGAGAAATTCAAGAAAATATCCGAAGCATATCAAATGTTGACACAGCAATCAGAATCACCACCACAACAATCACCACAAAATCCATTTCAGGGTAGACGATTTAATTTTGTCGACCCAAATCAAATATTTGCACAATTTTTTAATAATGGGTTTTCACAACAAAATAATTCCTTTATGAATCAAGGACAACAGCAAATGTTCTCATTTAACACTGGGATTTCTGGTAATATGTCTAGTCATAGTGTTCAAACATCGATTTCATTTCAAGATGGTAAGAGAATAGAAACCCGTATTGAAACTACACAAGGAACGCGCAAAGAAACCCGCACTGTTATTGATATGAATACTAATCATGTCCTCGAAACGTCCTCAAATATTAGTAGCATTGCAAATTAGAAAATTGAATAATACTGTTTACATTTATTAGAGTTATAGTTACACAATATGGAAAATGAGATTACAGTTACACCCGATACTTATGTTCCTTTTGTCAATGATAAAGGTGAGTATATTGATAGAATTCCACCAATAATCAATGGCATACGATGTCAATGTTCGTCATCAACCAAGGTATATGGAACATCTGCCAAATTTAGAACACACATGAAGACCAAAAAACATAAAGAGTGGCTAATACATCTTAGTGAAAATAGAGGTAATTATTTTGCGCAATGTATACGTAATGAAGAGTTGTTAAATCAACAAAAAATTATTATTGCTCGGCTTGAAAATGAAAATTTCAAAAATACACAGACAATTCATTACCTTACGGAACAACTTACAAAAAAATATACTACAAATCAAAGTGTCGATCTACTCGACATCAATTAGGGTTTAAATCTTCAACATATATAATTTTCCTATTTTTTGACTTAAAGACAATAAATGTATATAATACGTGCAGGCATAGTTTAGTGGTTAGAACATAACGTTAACACCGTTAAGATCCGAGTTCGACTCTCGGTGCTTGTATTTTCTTTGTTGCAATAGCTCAGTTGGGAGAGCGCAAGACTGAAGATCTTGAGGTCACTGGTTCGATCCCAGTTTGTGACATTTGGCAGCTTGGCGGAGTGGTTAACGCGGTGCCCTGCTAAGGCATTGCCCTATGGGCGCGCAGGTTCGAATCCTGCAGCTGTCGGTTAATTGTTATAATTAATTTATAATATTTATTATATGACTGTTTGTGAAACTATTTTTTATACGGGGGCATTTTATATTGGTTTCAATACCGTTTGTATTGTCTATAATCTGGGAATAATTTACATTGAATATTGCAAACTTAAAAAAAATAATAAGTAAAAAGGTGACAAAGTATTTTTTAAATATGTTTAAACAATACTGCATATACAATGCTATATTATGTTTGAATATTTATGGAATATGTATTTTAATGTGTCGTTTGCTATGTTACCATTTACATATATGGTTTTAGACGAAGATATATTTATGAATGACGTACGACCTTATTGTATTCATTACATAAATTTTTATTACATATTAGATGGCTTATGGGAATTATTGTATCATAAACGTACGATTTACATCCCTCATCATGTTTGCTCGATGATTTTGGTTTCTTGTGCATATAACACTTATTATTCATATGAAGAAATCAAAACAATGTTTTTTGTTTTTGCGCTGCTCGAATATACTTCTCTTTTTGTAAATATACGAACCATACTAAAAAAATTTAATAAACTCGAACTATGGTTTGATTGTTTGATGTATTTACAATATGTTTACATACGATGTATATTGTATACTTCTATTTCATATAATTCACTGTTAACCGTTCTTCCAATTATACCAAATATAGGAAACATATCATTAATTGCTATGTCATATTACTGGGTATTTTTATGGACAAACACACTAATCGCGCAATTTGATAAGAAATATCAATAATAATTTAACAAAGTATATAATGATTTTACACATTTGAATATACACCTTCGGACATTTAAGTTCCCACAAAAAATGCTAATTAAATTATTCAAAGTTTAGGTCTTCTCATACCTTGTGTAAATTATCATTGTAAAAATTGAAAGAGATAAAAAAGTAAGTTCATATAATAAGATATCTATTATGAATGTTTCAAATTCAAAATATAATTGGCAAGCATTTGAGTCATTATTAAAAAGAGTGGTATGTAAAGGAGGACATAAATTACCTATTGAAATCGGTGATATTATTATGGAGTTTTTACGATGTAATGTATGTTTTATTAATAAACCCAATTATAATTGGTATACAAAGGCGACTGAATTGAATAAATTAAATGTTTTAAAATCAATCCCATCGTGGGGATATGAAATAGAGTGTGTAGATGATTTATTATTTATTGCCTGTGCTTGTAAAACAGATAATAATATAAATCTAATCAACTATTTAATAGAAGAAAAAGGAGCAAATATAGAAGCAAAAGATTGTGAGAATTATACACCTCTTGAAATAGCATGTGAAAAAGGAACTCTTTGTACAGTGAAATATCTTATAGAAAAAGGTTCAAATATGAATGCGAAAAATTGTTATGATTATACCCCTCTTTATTATGCATTGAATGGTGATAATATTGATGTGGTGAAATATCTTATAAAACTAAGGGCATATATAGATATAAACGCTTGTGATGTTGATGGTGATACACCACTACATATAGCGTGTGAAAAAGAAAATCTTCATATGATTAAATATCTTATTGAACTAGGGGCTGATTTAAACGCACAAGGTTTCGATGATTTGACACCTCTTCATTTTACTTGTATACATGTAAATTTTGATATATTGAAATATCTTGTAGAACACGGTGCAAGTGTGGATGCACAAGATTTTTATAATAAAACACCTCTTCATTATGCGTGTATGGAAGGAAATCTTGATATAGTCAAATATCTTGTAGAGCAAGGAGCAGATATAGAAGTATTAGATTTTGAAGATAATACACTAGTTGATATTGCATATCTATATGAAAACGATGATGTGGCTGAATATCTTATGGATATTGGTGCTTGGTGACATAAGAGCAAAATAAAATTTTTATAATTAATAATATTAAAACGTTTTTTTATTTCATAAAAATTAACAGCAAATATTTACACATTTGAATACTTTTTCATTTAGTATAATAACATCCAAAATATATATGTTATTATTACAATATGCCAAATATACAATGCGATAAATGTAAATTATACATTGATGATATATGCAAAAATAAAAAAGAAAGAAATAAGTTTATAGATTTAGTCAATAAACGAGCAAAACGGATTTCAGGTATCATTTATAATGTTTCACCGGGAATCACTCACAATGAAATTTCAAAACACATTTTCAATGGAAAACAATGTGACGGTGTTGTAAGATATCATCATTTTTCTTCCACAACATCGAAATATTTTACTTCTGATATGTTTTCTTCTCCCGAAAAACAACAACGCGACGATGAATGGTGTTGTTTTAATTTATTCCACGAATGTTTATTTTAGAACAGTGTCTTCTTTAAGTTCTTTGATAATATATATTGTTGTCAACTTCTCAAAAAAAGTCGAAACGAATTTTCAGAATTGGACATTTTTAAAAATGTCCAAAAGTGAAATATTGGAAATAGTTTTTTTTGAAGAAAATCAGTTTTTTTCTTATGCAGCGATATGGTTTAAATGTATTATTATATTTAATTATTTGTTAGCGTATTAAATATTTTTTAAGTTGTAATTCTCGTTTTTTTTTGTTTCCATATTTTAGGTGAAATGGAAATCTCAATAAACGAGAAAAACGAGCACAACTTCGTATGTATAAAATGTAACTTCAAATGCACTTATAATAGTGATTACAAACGACACATTTTGACTGCACGACATAAAAAGGAAATGATTGAACCTAAAAGGAAATCAAAAAAAACGACGCTGCATTATACGTGTGATTGTGGCAAATCATATAAGAATAATAGTGGTTTATGGAAACATCGACAAAAGTGTAATATTCTAAAAGAACAAATTATAACAGAAGAAACTATAATAGACCAGATAGTTCAACCAAATAATTTAATAGCACAGGATAGTATTGTTAATAATTTGATAAAGCAAAATGAACAACTACATAAACTTATTATTAATCGTGATGATGAACATAAAAAAGAGCGGGAAGAGCACAAAAAAGAAATTAAAATGCTTTCCGAACAAATCTCAAAAATATCAAGTATTACAAATAATACAACAAACAACAACACTACAAACAATAATAATAAATTCAATTTGAATTTCTTTCTTAACACTCAATGTAAGGATGCTATGTCCATACAATCCTTTATGGAGAACCTTCAATTAGGTTGTAAGGAACTGGAACACATGGGAGATGTTGGGTATTTGAATGGCATGATAGATATTTTCAATAACACTATAGGAAACATGGACGTTTACAAAAGACCCTTGCATTGTACGGATCTGAAACGGGAGGTTCTCTATTTTAAGCAAGGAACGGATTGGGAACGTGACAGTGAAGATAAACAGCACTTGAAAAAGCTAATAAAAAATGTAGAAACAAAGAATTATTACAATTTACAGGAATGGCAAAAGGACCATCCAGGTTCTCTACAATGCGATTCAACAGATAGTCAACATTATATGAAAATAGCGACAGAAGCCCTTGGCGGAGCCGATAGTAACAAAGATTCGATGTATTTATCAAAAATAATGAAACATATAGTAAAAGAGGTCCACGTGAAATCATAAATGGTGCAACATTTCATTTATCAGTTCTCTATAAATGAAATTTACCGTAAGAGTGTTATGTTTCTTTAAGTTCTTTGATAATATATATTGTTGTCAACTTCTCAAAAAAAGTCGAAACGAATTTTCAAAATTGGACATTTTTAAAAATGTCCAAAAGTGAAATATTGGAAATAGTTTTTTTTGGGAAAAAATGATTTTTTTGTTATGCAGTGATGTGGTGTGTTTATGTTGTTCGAATGAAACGTTTGTTTGCATAAAAAATCAGTTATTATAATTTTATCGGCATTTTTTTTGTCAATAGAATTTAGGAATATGTTGACAAAAAAAATGCCAAAAAATGCCAAAGTTTTTTATTGTGAAAAATGTAACTTTAAATGCAGCAAACAGAGTAATTATAACAAGCATTGTTTAACTGCAAAACATAGTTTGTTGACATCTGTTGACAGAAAAGTTCCGAAATCAGTATTTAGTTGTGAATGTGGTAAGGAATATAAATCCAGACAGGGATTGCAACAACATAAAAAAAAATGTATTATTATACATAATGAAAATGTAAAAAATAATCACCAACATCATAATATATTGAACGATTTGATGAAACAAAACGAGATATTACAGGAATTCATAATCGAACATAAGAAAGAAAAAGAAGAACAACAAAGACGAGACGAAGAACAAAAGAAACATATTGAAGAACAACAAAGACAACATAAAGAAGAGATTAAGAAGTTGTCATCACAGATTTCAAAAATATCAACAGTAACAAACAACAATAACACTACAAACAATAACAATAAGTTCAATTTGAATTTCTTTCTTAACACTCAATGTAAGGATGCTATGTCAATACAATCCTTTATGGAGAACCTTCAATTAGGTTGTAAAGAATTAGAACATATGGGAGATGTTGGGTATTTGAATGGCATGATAGATATTTTCAATAACACTATAGGAAACATGGACGTTTATAAAAGACCATTGCATTGTACGGACCTAAAACGAGAGGTTCTCTATTTTAAACAGGGAACCGATTGGGAACGAGACAGTGAAGATAAACAGCACTTGAAAAAGCTAATAAAAAACGTCGAATCAAAGAATTATGACAATTTACAGGA